GTGTCCACTGCGTACCTGCAGCCGTTCGTCACCAACGTTTTCTCTGGAGCACAAAAGATGTTCCTCCTCTACGAAGATGAGGATACCTCTGTCGCGGCCGTAACCGCTGGCATGGCGACGTTGAATGGTGTGACGATTGCAGGTTTCGCCAAGAAGTTCAGTCGCCTCTGTGCATCGGAGAGCCGTCGTTACCGGACGGTAGAGCAGGTCGCAAAGGACTTTATGGCGGCTGTTCGTCAGGAGTGGGAAAAGCAGGTCAACTACCAGAATTGCCCAGAAGAACAGAAGCCCTATATGCCAGACGTTCAATTTATTGTCGGTGGCTATGGAGCAGACGATGAGACGAGTAAGGTTTACAAGATATTCGTCAAAGATTTGACGATCGAGGAGCAGTTTCTTTGGCAGACACGCTCAGGCGCGTGTTTCGGCGGGCAGTCTGATTTTGTAGAGAGGCTTCTTGTTGGGGTGGATGGCAGAATTGTCGAATCTGTCAGTGGAGTGATAAATCGCGAGATCGAATCGCGCACCCGACAAGCGGCTCAATCGGTGGTTGATCAGCTGCTGGCCGCAGGTGTCAATATCCCTGAAGGCTTCACGTTCGAGGCGCCTCAAAGAGAAATGAATCTCCCCTGGTGGGATTGCGTTGCAGATATTGACTTTGGAAATCTCCCAACCCAGTATGCAGTTGAGCTAGCTGAATTGCTGGTGAACTTGCAGTCAGGGATGCAGCGGTTCGCCAACGGTGTAGCTACCGTTGGAGGAAGAACCCACATTGGTGTGCTCAAGAGAGGCGAGAAATTCGCAATGCTCAATGAGCCAAAACTGGTTCACAACCATACGGGCTATTCACATGACCTCTAACTATCGTGACGTTTCTGGGCAGATCGGCAGATCCAGCCAAAATGACCGAAATAGTCGCTCACGCCAAATTTCCTGTTCGGATAGGAGCGGGGCAATCCCATCCTCTCAAGACATAAGGCGCGCCCCCTCTGCGCCAACCCAGATTCGTGACTGCATAGGCACCTATCGAAACGGTCTTATCGCCGTGGACTAGAAACCTAGCTGAAACCCCGCCTCGGCGGGGTTTCCATTTGTATGCAAGCGCTTGCTCTCAATCAGCGCTCTACCTCGTAGACGCCCCGCACGGTTCGCCATGACCCCATTCAAAATGGGTAGTCTACACGCCGCCCGCCTCCGGCAGCGGATACCTGGCCTTGACCTCCTCGCCCCTGGCTATCCAAGCGCTGTAGTCTGGTTCAGCGCCGGCCTTGACGTGCGGAAAGGGAATTTAAACGCTCAACAAAGCACGACAATATCGCCAGCCGCCACACGCTCTGACAGAGATGTCAGCTTGCCGATCCCCTCCTGCAGAAATCGGCTGAGCTGCTCGATGCACTCGCGCTGGTCATCAGTGAGGCTGAACTCAGCCTCCATGCTTTCCATCAGGTCAAGGCAACACTGGTTGAGGAACCCCACCTCCAGTAACTCCGCCCGGAGCCTACGCCGCAACATCTCGTCCATACCAACATCCCTATCTACTCCGCATATCAGACTGTCGGAACGTGGCAAAAACGCGAACCTCGTCACAACTACCTATTCGGGTAGTGGACCAGGCAACGGGAAGCGGGCCTTGATCTCCTCGACCTTGGCGACCCAGGCAGAGTAGTCCGGTTCCACGCCGGCCTTGATAGCGTCGAACTCGGCCTCGGTCTTGAGCGGGTCACTCTCCAGGCGGTAGGCATTCGCCCGCGCCGCGGCTGCGGCATCGTACTCAGCCTGCCAGCGTCCTTGCGCCTGCTGTTCAGCGGTCTTTACCTGGCTCCAGTCGATCATTGCGGTAACTCCACAGGTCCATCGGCATCGATCAGCAACGGTTCAGGGAAGCGAGCGGCGGCACTGGCATCATCAGCCAGCGGGAACCGCAGGATCAGCTCCAACTGGCCGGCACGTCGCAGTACAGGACCAGCGAACCACTCCGACCCGATAGCCTCAGCCGGCAACTCGCCGCCCTCCGGGAGCGGTGTGAAGTCGAACGCCTGACCGTTCACGGTGAGCACATCGCCAATCCTGACCAGCGACAGGTGCTCGGCGGCACCAGGCAGCGGAGCATACGGTGACAGTTTGATGATCATTAGAACCACCTCCCCGTTGCGACGACATGGCATTCCATAACAGCTCCCGAAGGGAAGGATGCTGTACCGCGCTGAAATATCCTGGGGCTGGCGGCCGAGGTTCCCACCGCAGCGGCCAAGCAAGCCCCCAGATCTGCGAACGCTACGGGAGCAATATCAGCAGCCACTTTCTGTATCGGCGTGCAACCCACAATCGGCGCAGAAGAGAAGCCGGCCGGGTAGTTCCACGTCGCAGATAGCAGATTGTTTGCCGAGTACAGAAGGCTGATCACGGCATAACAAGTCTGCGTACCGTCGGCCATTCTGACGAACTCACCGTTTGCGTTGCTCCCGCGCTGGATCACCGCGCCAGTTGGCACCCCGCTCGACTGCGAAACCGAGCCAAGGATGCTGTCTCGCGAGTACAAAGCCCCAGTTGATCCAAGGGCGCTACGAACTGCAGCGCTCCCCAGACCAAGAGAAGTGCGAGCGCCAGCAGCAGTCGGCGCACCTGTCCCGCCAAGCGCAACCGGCACCGTTTCGCCGTCGGCGAACTCGCGGAGACTGCCGTAGCCGTTTCCGTCGTTCTGCAACTTCGTCGGTCGTACATCAGCCATTGAAAAGCACCTGCAGGTTGAGAGTTGCGCCGCCGGCGGTGTACGCCGGCAGTTGGCCGTCTGGGTTCATGGCGAGCCGCAACATGGAGCCGTCGGCGAGATACCCAGGGACAGCCGCTGGGATGCGGACGTTCATCGGGTATGCCACCACGACGCCCGCGCCGTTGGTGACGAACTGGTCGTAGCCGGTGCTGCGCCGGACGAAGTAGATCGCGTTCGGCTCCAGCGCGGCAGGCAGTTGCGCGACGACCTTGTGGGTCTGGAGGACGGCCATTTACCAGGCCGCCCCGTTCCACTCCGCCGGAATCGGCTGCCCGCCGAACCGAACCAGGCCGCCATCCTCGCTGAACTTGTCGAGCGTCGACTTGTTCGCGTGCGTGTGCGCCTGGGAAACGGCAGTGTCGATCTGCGCCGGCGTCGAGGTCGGCCGCCCGTTGATCGCGTCCCAGTTGAGCTCGACGTCCATCGACTCATACTCGGCCACCTTCAGCCACGCGCTGGTCGCCGGGTTCCAGGCGTACAGCGCAGCGCCGGATTCGACTGTCGGGTCGGCGGAAGCGTCTTGAACCAGAACGAATATCGCCGACTCCGGCTCCAGGGCGTCGCGTGCCGCGATATCCGCAACGAACAGGATCGGCGCGCCGGTGCCGGGCAAGCTGGCCAACGCCTCGTTGATCAGCGCGTTGATCATCGCGCTGTTGCCGATCGAGCGCGCCACACCCGCCGAGTTCGTCAAATACGATTCGGCGAAGTTGCTGTTCTCCACGAAGTAGAAGCTGTCCGGCTCCAGCGTACCCGGCAGGGTCGCCACTTTGAAAAATCGAATCTGGGCCATTTCATCACCAATCAGTCGCGCCCCATTGGGCACCGTCTACGCCATCCCTCCCGGGAGGCCCTTGGTCACCCGCAACAACCACAAGCACATCGGCCGGCGGCGTCACGGTGACTGCGTATTCCTGCATCTCGCTGAGCACAAGCGGCTCGCAATCAACCTCGATCGCCAGCGCCCAGGGCTCGGCGGCGTCATCCATCGCACCCTCCCCCACGGCTCACAGTGATCGGTCCGCTGTAGTAGCGGTGGACCGTGCCATCTGGGTATGTCACGTCCACGTCGTAGACCGCCGACGCCCACATCAGCGCCGCGGTATCGGAGGCCGATATCTCCCGCGAGATCGTTCCGGCGCCAGCGATCTCAAGGCCGGAGCCAAGCGCCAGCGTCATCAGCACAGTCCCGCCTGGCGCGTCGCGGATCTGCATCCGTACCTCGGCGCCAGCCAGGTCAACGGGTGGCTGGTAGATCAACTGCCCGCCCACAGGCGCCAGCCCAACGGCTGAAAGCAGGTTGATCTCGACGGTGTTGTCGTCGATGGACGCGACCCGGTGAGGCAGTTGCCGAAGCCGGGCGCGGTTCAGTTCGGGCATGCCCTGGACGCCATCTATCCAGGCCAGCCACGTGCCGGGCAATCCGTGCCCAGGGATGGTCAGCCGGACGGGAGCGGTCGGCGCGATCTGGGTGATCGGCCGGTAGACCAGGCTCGGTTGCATGATCCGCAGTGCGTCGCGGAACGTCGCCCCTTTTTCAATGCGTAGGGGTACACAGGCCGGCGTCATGCGGCTTCTCCTTGATGTAGTGAGAGGGGCTAAACCCAACTGGTCAGGTACTGAATGCACTCCGGGCCGCGAGAGAGCTCTCCGGTGATCGGGTTGCAACTGGCTCGTACCCAACGGTCTGCCGGCTCCCAGAAAAAGCCGCGCCGGTACTCATGCGCAGGCTTGCTCTTTGTCAGGGTGTCGGTAACCGTTCCAGAGGTCACGCCGCCAAGGTGCACGGCCGGCCCCTGGCGAACGCTGACGGTCGTTGTGGTCTGCCCCTCGGGATAGTCGAACGGATCGCGGATGTGGCAGATGGCTGCGCTGTTGTTGCTCAACGCGGCGAGCCACACCTGATGCTGGTCCTGGTTGGCCAGCATGTTCTCGCCGTTCACCAGCCACTGGTAGGTCACAACGGTGTTGACGATATGCATACCTGGGGGGAATGTCGTCGTCGGCGGGGTAACCACCGGACCACCCGTATGGTCTGGGTCGGTATAAGTCGTGACGTCATCCGGCTCCCCCGTACACTTCACCGTCCGAGTGATCTGCAGTCCTGTCCCTGGGATGTAGATCGCCTCGAACTGCTCTGTCAGTATAGTGCTATCGACAACTGATCCGGAGCCGCTCAACAGCGCAACCTCGCTGCTTCGCTCCGTCGCTGTTCTTGTCGTCACGCCTGGCTCGTTGCGGTACTCCTTAAGTGCATAGTGGCGTCGGTTGTAGCGCGCGGTATGGATGTTCCCCTGAGCGTCATACCAGGCGGTCAGCAACCCGGAGGTCTGGTTCCACTCCTCTCGATAGAGCGTAGTTTCGATGGGATCGCCCGGCTGACTGCTCTCGTCGGTCACCTGATGAACCGGATTACCGAGCGCGGCCTGGCGGTTCTCGATCACGTCTATTGTGACCGTCTGACTGTGATCCCCCTCTGGATCTCGGATATCCGGGGCAATGGTCACCTCGACGAGACCATACAACCCCTGAGGGGCTCCAGACGGGGACGAACCGCTGACCACCGACGTTCCGGGCGGAGGGTCAATCTGCCGCATCCCTTCACCCTGTGTCACCACCACCCCCAGCAGCAACCGATTTCGGTAGACCCCCAGCAGCTTCAGGTAGTCCAGCTTGACGTTTTCACCAAAAAACCAGTAGTCGAAGTTGCTCCCGAGCAGATCTTTTACCGCGCACTCTGGCTGTCCTGCGCCCTGCCCAACATCCTCAAGCGTTATCTTCTTCCGAAGGGCGTGAATCGTTCCGCCCTTTGTCCAAAAATCGAGGTAGTAGCTGCCCTGCTCCAAATTGAGGTAGATATCTACATACAGCGGGCGGCGCGGCTCCTCGTCGCTATCCCACCAGAGAGGAAGCCCCCTGAACGGCGCTTCGCCAGTGTAGGACTGCCCCTCGGCCGATGTCGTCGCGCCGCCGTAGTACAACTGATAGTCGTAATTGCCTCCGCCTCGGAGGATCGTTCGCCCCCACCACCGCCCGCCCTGCTCCTCGACCTGCGGGTCGTCCTGGTCCGGCAGGCCCATGTCGAACAGATGCGTATGATTCATCGGCCAGGTGCCGTAGTACGCGATCGCTGGGCGCATCGCCCCGTTCGGCAGGGTCACGTAGCCGGCCAGATCCTTGTCCGGCTGGCGGATCTTTCCGTGCCACGGCCAGCCCATGCGAACGACCTCGCCGTCCCAGGGCATCAGTTGGTTCATGCCTTGAACTCCATGCGGCCGATATTCTCGCCGCCATCCTGCATCTCGAAGCTGGTGACGCGCTTGAACACAACGACGACCAAGCCATCGGTACTCACGATCTCTTCATCGGCCACCGTGCGCTTCGACTTGTCGGTTTCGGCCAACGGCCAGGACACACCGCCCCCGCCGATCTGCTTGCCTGCGGGGTTGTAGTCGGCCCTGCCGCGCGCAGCATCCAGAGCCCCGCGCGGATCGATTTTCCGCAGCGACCGCGCCTGGCGCTCCGGCTCGATCAGCCGGTTGAGCGCCGCCGTCAAGCCCTGGTCACCGCGTCGCTCCGCTTCGACCCGCTGGCCGCCGGCGCGGCGGATCGCTTCGTTCCTCGCGCCGATGCCGCGGCGCTCATCTGATAGAGCCATGCGCTATCTCCTACGCGTTCGGCACATCGCTGAACACAAGCATCGACAGAGTGAGTTCGTCAGCATCGAAATAGACGCGCGCCCACACTTCGCCGTTGAGGTCATTTGCGTTGATCAAGAATCCATACGACTCCTGAACAGCCCACTGCCTGGTTGTGCCAACGATCGACATCCCTCCGGACAATTCACCGGACGTAACTCTGATCTGCAGTTGCTGCCCGCTCGGACCGGCGGTCCTGATATTCAGGTCGAACTGTCGGGATGTGCTGGGATCGATTCCAATTGCTGCAGTGCCGAGCTCGGGAATTGCGAACAGACGGGCCTCAACAAATGAGTGTTGAGGCTCGAGAAGGAACTGGCCGTCGGTGTTGACATGCAGCACCTCGCTCGGAGCGCTGCCACCGCCACTACCCAGTTTCACCCAATCGGCACCGCTCGCGGTGCCCTTCGCAAGGTATAGCGCGCCGTTGTTCGTGTTCACGTAGTGAGCACCGATGCTTGGTGGCGGATCGAGCGGCTCCCCGGCGCCAGACAGGACGTGCGTAACAGTTGCCATCAGTTGTTCTCCATGATCAGGTTGTTGCCTGCGTCGTCGACCAGCGTTGCGCCGGTTTCGTCGACAAGGGTGCCGCCAGACGCCCCGGACTCCAGAGCCTGGATGCGCGCCTGGAGCGTCATGAGGTCGCCAGCGGTTACTGCGGCGTAGATTGCTGTTCCCGCCGGCCAGTTGCCGTCGGCGGTGGCTTCCTGGGCGCGCTCGATCGTCACCATCCCACCGGCGCGGGCGGTTGCTTTCACGATCTCATGCTGAGCGCCGGCAGCATCCGCCAGCGTCAACAGCACCCAGTTACCGCCAGAGAGCGGCAGCAGCGCGGCGGCAGCATCCGGCACCGTCAGGCTCAATTCGCCAGGCGAAAGGCCGGCGCTCAGCGTCGTCTTCCAGTTGTTGATCCAGGCTCTCACCATCGCTACATCTCCAGTACGTCATCAGGCACGGATACCCGGTAGGTGGCCGCGATCTCCGGCGCATGCTCGTCCCGGTAGGTCTCCGGAATGTCGCTTGCGGTCAACGAGAAGCGCCGCGGGAACAACTCAGCGCCGGGATCGCGGTTGCTCCAGTTGCCTGCGAAACCATCCGCCTCATCGTCATACGCGGGACTGCCGTTGCGGCCCCCGAGCTGCGTCGAGAGCTGTCCGCCGCCCGACGGTGGGCTGACGGGATCGGACGAGCCAGCAGGAGGAACAAGGGGGTCTGCTGCGCCACCGCCGCCTCGCATCACAGCGATAGAGATCGTGGTCAGGGCGCTACCGGATCCGAGGTCGAACCGGTCAACAATGCGTCGACACTTGCCCACCGCACGCGCGCCCTGATCATCGAGGCGGAGCGTATGTACAAGATCGATCGGCAGGACCATGGACGTCGGCACATCCCAGGTCACGGTCGTGCCGCGGTGCGCAGCAATGAGCGTCGTGGCGCCCTGGGCCAACAAGCAGTTCAGCGCGGACAAACGCCGGTTGCCATCCTTCTCGTCGTCGTGGCCGGTGCTGCCGCCGGTGATCGGGTCGCTTTCCCAGCGCTCGGCCTTGTCCGACTCGATCTCGAACGAGGCACGCTGCCGACCGACAATCGGACCGGTCGCCGCAACGCTCGGCTGAACCTCCATGACCAACCGATAGCGCTCTGTAACGGACTGCACCCAGCGCCGGCCAGCAATCCAATTTCCGCCGAGCAGGAGATCGGTGAAGTTGTTGACCCATGCCGCCGGCGGATTGCAGTAGACGCCCGTGGGCGGCAGTGGATACCAGGTCGCATAGAACAACGTCTGACCGCTGCTCTCGGTCGCCGAGGTGATCATCTCGACATCCGGTAACTCGGTGTCGTCGCCGCGCCAATTACAGAACCCCGCCTCGCCGACCGCGTTACCCGTGCCGGGGTGCTGCCAACCATACGAGGCGTTCAACTGCCAGAGCCGGCTGAATCGGTAGTCGCACTCGATCTCGACCCTGTTCGTCTGCGAACTCAGGTCGGCCAACTCGACCGTAAGCGATCCGTATACCGTAGAGCCTTGGCCGAACTCGAAGGCAGGAACCACCGAAAGCCATGACGTGACGCGGAGAGCACCATATGGCGAACAGTCCAAGCTCCCGGTAACGCTGGTCAAACGCTCCTGGGCGTAGTCCCATCGTGAGCGCCCATCGACCGGCTCGAACACATCGGCGGACCAGGCGCCGCCGACCAGGGCGTCGACGGCCGCAATCTCCATGGCCTCTACACGCTGCTGCAACTGGTCCGTGCAACTGACGTCCAGGACGCGCCGAACAGGATTCCAGGCTGGCTGCGTAACCCTTCCCGTAAACCGCCGGCCCTGACTCAGCTCGCCGGCGGTCTCCGTTGCGTAGTCGATGGTTACGGTTCGACCAATCCAGTCCGTAGGGACAACAGGGCCGTCGCCGAGATAGATCGAAAAGGAAGCGACGCCAGCCGCCCCCTCTTCACGATCGACCTCGATCTCCCCGGTCAGGAGCGGTGTAACGTCGTCATCGCCAACACGCACGATTGCTCGCCAGGTGAAAGCGTAGCCTGGAATGATCGGCTCAGGACCAGGCACAACGGATTGAGCGGCCGAGTTCAGCTCAGCGCTATTGAGCGGTCCACCGTTGAGCATCAGATTTCCTCAGCGACAATTTGCCAGGTCCGGCTGTTGTTCGAAGAATCAAGCGCTTCAGGAGGGACCGACGCGAAGACGTGGAACAGCGGCCACCACTCTACGCGGTAGAGTTGCGCGCCCGGGATCTCCGACACAGTCACCACCTGGCCGGCAGACGAGACGTCCGTTCTGACCCACTCACGACCGACCAGCGCCAGCCCCCATGGACCGGCGTCCGGCCGAACCTCGCCCGGGATGGTGAATACTCGGTCGGCGGCAGTACGACCCGAGATGCCAAGCGACGCATTGCATCGCAGCTCCAGCGGGCTGTCGAAGTCGAGCCCAAGCATCCCCGTACCGATCCATCCTGAACCGCTGATGGTGATTGCCGTCTTGCGCCAGTGCGTCATCTGTACTGCCGCACCTCCGCTGAGCCTCAATCGCTCGACGCCGCCATCTACAGACTGGTACTGACACTGCGGGGCGCCACCGTGTATCACGATCGGTATTCCCCCGAGCATCACGTTCGGAATGATCATTCCCAACTCCATAAAAAAGCCCGAGCGAGGCGGGCTTGGTCATTTTGGGCGCGTCCGCCCGAACTTCGAGGCGGCCTTGCGTATGTCTCGGAGCGTGTCGTGTGTCCCGAAAACGGTGAAGCCGGCATCGTCTCCACCCAGGTTGAGGGTCAGCGATCCCAGGTTTTGCATGGCTGCCAGCGGATTCGCCTGCTGAAGCGCCGCGGTCGGAATCTCGGGTATCTCGGGGAGAGTTCGTTGATACCTCTGCGACATCTGCAGCGACTGCACCGCGTTGAAGATGCGCTCTCCTCCGCGCATCATCATCAACTCCGGCCCACGCTCCCCAACCCACGCCATACCAGGGGGAGCGCTCTGCGTACCAGTGGCAAACCCGGGTATCTTGGGGGTGATGCTGGGCACGCCAGGCAAGCCCATCTCAGGAGGCGGAACCAGCGTGATAGGTATCACGAGTTGCTCAGCCAGTCCGGCGGCGATGTCGGCAACCTGTTGCTTCAAGGTCTCCGCGCTTTCGAAGTCCATTCCGAACGACACCTCGACGTTTTGCACAGCCTTGATGCGCTCCTCGAGGTCGGCCAGGTTCAGGCGGTTGACGTCATCCGCAGCCTTGGCATTACCAGCCTCGACCTCTGCGGCCTTGTTGGCGATGCGCTCCACCTCCTTGGCCACGCCTTCGAAGCCGTAGCTGTTCGCGCCAGCGTCCTTCAGTTGCTGGAGGATCTGCAGCGCGCGGCGCGCCTCCTCGATCGCCTTTTGATTGTTGCCGGCGGTCAGCGCGTTGCGAGCCGAGGCCTGGGCCGCAGTGGCATCACCGAAGGTCTGCGTTCCGGAGGTGGGCGTCGCCTGGATACCCTTCACCAGGTCGGCAAACTCCTTGCGGACATCTGCCTGGCGCGATAGCGCGTCGTTGAGGTTCTTGGTGGACTGTTCAAGGAGGGCCTTGGTCCGAACAACCTCAGACTGGAGATCGGCGACGTTCTGTTCCCGAGCCCGCTTCAGGGCATCGTTCTGGCGCTTCACGATCTGCTCTTGACGCGCCTTCTCGGCGGCGAGGGTGGCCGTGAGGCTGCCCTCGCCCTTTTTCACCAGCGTAGTCGCCGTGTTGATCGACTTGGCAACATCGTTCAACTGGTTCGCAACCCAATCGACGATGCCTGTATTCTTCGCTCTGCGCCCCCAATATTTCTGGGTTTCGGAAAAGATCCGGTTCAGCCCCGCGCCGATCTCCGGCGCAAACGAAGCCATCTCCTCGCGGAGCTTCGGAAGTTCCTTCCGCAGCGCGATAACGATCTGCTCCGACGTCAGCTCACCGGCGGCAGCCATCTCACGAAGCCGGCCAACAGTCACCCCGAAGGAGTCCGCCAGAGCGCCAGCAATTCGATCCGAGGACTCCAGAACGGTATTGAACTCTTCGCCCCGCAGGACGCCACTGGCAATAGCCTGGGAGAACTGGGTAATGACCGACGCCGACTCCTCGGCAGAGGCTCCACCGATTTTCAGGCCAAGGGATACCGCCTCTACGGTTTCGAGGGCGGCGCGCTGATCCATGCCCGCATCCCGAAGCGGGCGCTGCAACCGCGAATAAAGGCCGATGAGGTCGCCGACGTCGCCCTGGACATCATCCGCGATACGGTCGAGTTCGATCTGCGCGGTGTTGAATTCTTCCTGCGAGCGGGTCGCCAGGCGAAGCCGGGAATCGAGCCGGCCAACAGTATCGGCGCCGTTCGCTAGCTTCGCCGTTGCAGCACCTACTGCGGCTGCGAGACCCGCAACCGCCAGCGCTGGACCGCTCCCACGTAGAGAGCCGATGCTCGACAGCCGCGAGCCGGCACCAAGCGAGTTGAGTTCGCTCTTGGTCTCCGCGATCTGCTTTTTGAGCGCCCGCTGCGCAACGGCAAGTTCCCTTGTGGACAGCGTTCCGCTCGACCGAAGCAAGCGATATTGCTGGTTCAACTGCCCGATAGCAGCCTGCAGTTCGCGCACCCTGGCGACTCCCAGGGTGCTACGCGCTTGCTCCAAGTTGAAGCGGCGCTGCTCTATCGCGCTCTGCTTGATCGCTGCGGCCTGTTGCCGGAGGCTGGTGGTGGCCGCATCATTCCGGCCCGCCTGGAGGTTTCGATCCAGTTCACGCTGGAGCCGCTGCCGTTCGGATGTCAGGCTCCTCGTATCCAGACCGGCCTGCTTCAACTCCCGGCGCATCGCTCCGAGCTTGGCTACCTGGACGGTCTCTGCCCGCTCCAGGCTTCGCAGGTCCGAAATGGAGTCCCGGTAAGCCTGCTGCAATTCGCGACTCGGCCTGATCGTCGATGCCAGCTCGTTGCCGAGCGTGCGGATCTGCTCGCGCGCCGAGCGCGCCTGGCGTTGCGTGTCCTCGAGGGTGCTTTCGAGAGCAGTGAAATCGTTTAAACGCTTGAGAGGTTGCGCGACCTGCCTGACCAGTTCGGCATATTCCTTGCGGAAGCCTGACACCTCGCGCAGCGCATCATCGAGGTCAGCGGTCAGCCGGATCTTTACGTCAGCCATTTCATTCAGCCTTCAGCGCGGTCAAGAACAGTGACCAGGGATATTCAAGGACGTGGTGATGGCCAAGCCTCACCAGAACGCAAATGGCGCGCTCCAAACTCCTTATGGCTTGTCGTGGAGTTTCGAGAGACGGCCCAGCATTCCGAAAAAATGCGGGTTCACCTCTTTACATGCATCCCGCAACTTGGCGAGTTGGCTAGGCCGGAGATCGTTAATTTGGCTCTTCGTAACCGACGTCATCAGGCACAGATCGGAAAGCCTGATATCTTCGAAGAGGACATTGTTGACGAGGTCTTGATCGCTGACCTCTTGCATTAGCTTTCGAACATCCGCAACGCTAAGTTCCCGCACGGTCAACTCAACGCCATCAATATCTACAACTCTACTTGCAGTAAAGCTGGACATTTCAACCCTCCAGAAAGCACAAACCCCGCCGAATGGCGGGGCTGTTTAAAAAGCGTTATATCGGCTAGTTCTTGTGGCCCGATTGGTATGAACCCTGGACGCATCCGTTACGATCAAACGAAACGGTCGTCTGGTCAACATACTTGTCATTCCAGTAGGTGACAGCACCCGCGCCGGCGGTACTGCCGTTGCGGTTCACCTTCCCGTAGATGCTTTCCACGTCCTCCCTGGACATTCCAGGAACGACCTTGCCCTGGACCTTGGCCTTGCGAAGGTCACGCTCAGAGAGTCCTGTGGAACACGTAGGGCTTGGCGACGAACCACCGACGACGATCACTCCGCTGCCGACCTGGTGACTACCTCTATAGGTACGACCTGATGGCTGCTTGGGCTTGGCCATGACAGCCGAGGCACCTGACCCGCTTGGGCGCTGGTTGGTGGCAGAAACCACATCGTTCAGCGATTGGTTGTCAGGGCAATTCTGCTGGGTAAAAGTGACTTTTCCGTCAGGGCCCACGCACTTAAAGACCGTCGCCCCACTGGCAGAACTGACCGCAAGAAGCAAGGCGAGAACGGGAAAAATCCGTGTCATAAGCGACTCTCCATTGGAACCGCTTCACACTTTAGCATCAACAGGCCATTACCAAGAACACAAGCCGGCGATCAGGTTGGTTTCTTGGCGCACTTAGGGTCTTTAGGATCTTTCTCAGTGCAGTTCCAGCCAGACGGCTTGAACGTCACCCGCCAAGCAGCCTTGTCCAGCTCTTCACCACCGAAGAAACCAGAGTCGTAATACTCCCCCGCCGGGGCAGGCACCGCGGGTGCGCTCCCATTGGATACGAATCGCACACACCCAGACTCCATAGACCCTTTCCACGCTCCAACTGGATGGATGTTTTTATACTTACTTTCCTTAAGCAAAACAGTCTTACCAGAATCAGTGCGGACGATATATCCGTCAGTCCACCCTCCACTTTCTGCACAGACTTCGACAGTTGTCTTTTTTGACAGCGCATAGGACCTGGCAAATTCCAGGTGCTGGAGAAAAACTTCTTTGCCGGCTAGATGGTTGTTCCCCTCCTGCATAGCCTTAAAGCTCGGAACGGCCATGAATGCCAAAACGGCCAAGAGTACGACCACAACCATCAACTCGATAAGGGAAAATCCGCGCGACCTAGAGTACATTTCAACCCCTCCCTAAATGGCGCAACTGTAGCACCACGCGGGCGAGCCCACATCCGGCGTCCCTGCCGGGCATGAACGGCGTCACACCGTCGCCAGTTCCTTCTTGATGTTGAAGTACTTCGACTTTCCAGCACCGACCTTGGTTGGGTCCATCAGCACCTTGGCAGTGGCCTCGGCGGCCAGGAAGTCTTCGGTGTTGATCCAATCCTGCTGGCTCGACGGGTTCAAGCGGCAGAGGAAGTAGCGCGCCTGGATGCGGCGCTGGGTACCAGCGGCGTTCTCGCCCTCGAAGAGGAACTCGAACGTCTTGCCGCTGTTGGTCAGCGCCTCGATCACATCGACGGTGGCGGACTTGTAGGTCACCTTGATCGGTGTGGCCGCAGAGATCGCACCCCCTTCAACGATTTCGAGGCCAGCTCCGGTCATGTTCCAGTCGTCGAACTCTTCGTAGGTAGTGGTGCCGTCATCGCTCTTCACGCTGGTGATCTCCAGCGGCATGAAGTCGAGCGCGATCGTGCCTCCCGGAACGGCGGTGTGCGCTTCGTCGGTGTGGGTGGCAGAGGGAACGTTGGTGGCGTCGCCCCACATCAGGGCCGCCAGCATCGAGGTATGCAGTTCGCGGAAGTTGATCCCCAGGCCGACCGAGGAGATGCGCGATACCGAGTCGTACTCGCCGCCCTGCGGAGTGGTGGTGTCGGGTAGCGTGATCTCACTGCTCTCGATGGTCTGCTGAATGGTGGATACCAGACCTACCTTCTTGAAAGGCCCTGTAGTCCCTGCCTCGCGTGCCTTAAGCCAGCCGCCGATCACGTACGTCTCTTTCTCGATAGCCATATCAGGCCTCCTTCTTGATCACGCCTTCGCGGCGCAGGAATTCAACCTGGTCAGGGCTGACGTTGATCTTTTCGCCGGCCGCCTTCTCCTCGCCCTGGTGCCAATGCACCGTGGCCAGGGTGACCTCGACGGCTTTGTTCAGTGCAGCCGGAGGCGCGGCGTCGACCGTGGCCGGCACCTGGGGATCGCTCTTCATGGGTTACCCCTCGATGATGGTTTTCAGATAGACAGGGATTCGAATCACGGCAGCGGCCACTCCATCACCCGGCGGGTACGGCTCAGGCGCCCCCAACGTCAGCCCGGTAATGCCGCGCTCTCGGGGCAGCCAGCGCAGGAAATGCCCCTTGGGGGCAGGCATCAGGCACGCCAAAAGGTCTAGCTGTAGGTCCTCCAGAGCCTCCTCATAGTGGTCATACCCACCTTGCACCGCGCCTACCACGTCGAAGCCGCGATGGAAGCGAACGGCGGCATCAAGATGCTCCGGCGGCTGCTCCTTGCCGGGCTGGACGACAATCAGCGGAAAGCCCTCGTGCCGTTCCTTGACCAGTTCGTTAAACCACCCGGAGAGCACACGAGTGCCAGCGTCTGTCCGGTATCCCTGGTTTGGCGTGATGGTTTGCAGGCGCGCCAGCAAGGCCAAGCGGCCGATCGTGAGCACGTTCGGCTTCATGCTTCCTCCTCGATCGTTGCTGCCGTCAGCAACCAACCGTCGTTCGCAATGAGCTTTTCCACGAGATAGCGCGACGACCCGATGACGAAGAGGTCGCCACGCGATGCCGTGGGAACGTCCTTCGCCAGCCAACTGATCCCAACCTTGTCCGTGATGAAAACCCCATCAGGTCCCTCGTAGGTGAGGTTTCGGTCGACCTGCAGCGGTATCCCCCTGATCGGGGGACGACCGATGCCGCGGAACTCGCCCACGGCATCAGATAACCGCTGTTGCCCACGTTCGTGGAGCCGTTGGATCAGCCGGCCAAAACGGCCCGGCGCGCTCATTGCTGGATCAGCATCGCCGACGCGAAGCCGTCAACGGTGGGCTCGGTGATCTTGCCGAACGCCACCGAGTCGGCAGTGGCAGCAGCTACCAGTTCCCCATCGAGCACGCTGCACTTGGCACCCTGGGTCAGGCCAGCGGCAGCAGGCAGGCTCCAGACGCCGCCAGTTTTTCCGGCGAACGGCTCGCCCGCGGCGGCATCTACCAGCGGCACCACCACCAGGTCTCCGATCACCGCCGGCACGCCAGATTGAACGCCGCCAGCAGGCGCGATGAGAGTCAGGACGTTGCCGTCCTCCACATAGTTCTTCGCCATGGTTGATTCTCCTAATGGCAGAAACAGAAAGCCCCGCTAGATGCGGGGCTCGGGAGTTGGCACCGATCAGGCGCCGTTGGATTTCTGCAGGCCACGGAAGTCCAGCGGCGCCACGCCGGCGTCGATGCGGACCTTGCTGGCCACGCCGTCGACAGTGAAGCCTTCCTGTTGCTCCAGGTACGGAGTATCGACGCCGTCCAGGTAGGCCACCTCGATGGTGTCAGAGCCTTTCTTGGCAGCCATGTACCAGGCGGTCGCCGAGGAATCGTCCAGGCGCGGCTCGCCGATCACCTGCGCGAATGCGCGAATCGGGTTGACGATGCCGCTATTGACGTCGGCGCCCGGCACGGACTCGGAGTTGATGATCTGGTTGGCCTTGTCCTCGAGTGCCACCGGAGTCAGAACGAAGCCCGGACGGATGTTCAGGGTGCGCCCCTTGCCCTTCTCTACCTGGGCTTTCTGGGTGGCCATCTGGGTCTTGGCCTTGCTCAGGCTGTCGATGGAAAGCGCCGAAGCCGCGCCAGTGAGCAGGTTGCTGTGGTCGGCATGGAACAGAGCCTTGCCATCGCTCATCGCCGGGTTACCGGTCAGAACCGCATAGACCAGGTCGCCGATGGTGGCCTTGGCAGCCTGGCCCAGCTTGAACGGGATATCCGAGAGCATCTGCAGGTCGTCGTTGATGATCGCCTGACGAGTGATGCTGAACAGCTCTCCGTAGGTGGCCAGGATGATCTGCTCGCCGCGCTCGCCGAGGGTGACGTACTTGTACTCGGCGCCCTCACGCACCTGACGCAGCGAGGAAAACTCGCCCAGCCCGACGCGGCGCGCCGGCTTGAAGTCAGTGAGAATGCCGGACTTGGTCCACAGCGGGAAGGTTTCTTCGGCCTCTTCCCAGCCAGCCAGCACCGACTTGTTGGCGACATCCAGAAGGATCAGGCCGAAGTCGCTGGAAGTGTGGGTGAAAGCCAAGCCGACCATTTGCGGCGCGTTGAGCGAGGCCACACCGATCCCACGATCGACCAGCGAGGCGCGAGCCAGTTCGCGGAGCGTCATGCCGTTGTACGCGTTGTCAGCCTGGCGCTCGCCTCGACCGATGCGGGCCAGCACGCTCGCGCGCACCGAGTCACCCACCAGGTTGCCGTTGCCGGCATGGATGTGGGCCCCGCCACTCAGGGCGGCAGCCGGCTGGGTGTCGGCGCCAATGGCAGCCAGCAGCTTCTCGCGCGCCTGGTCGACGGTGATGTTCATGTCGTTCAAGCAAGTGGCGAGCAGTTCGGCGTGCCCGGTGGAAAACGCGCCGAAGGCAGCAGTGATTGCGCTGCGGCGACCAGATTCCTCGGCGAGGATGCGGGCGCGAATATCGGCCTCGGTTGGGGCAGCGGCCGCGGGAGCCGCCGGCGCGGCCGGTGCCGGAGTCGGCGCGGGAGTGTTGGCCGGCGCGGCGGGGGTCTGGGCGCGCGGGGCCAGTAGAGTTTTCAGAGCTTCGGGCATGTGGGCGAACTCCTGCATGCGTTTGGAGGAAAGGTGAGCGGCCGCTCGCAGCGGCTCAGTGAGCTGGTCGGCGAAGCCGGCAGCGACGGCCTCTCGGCCATTCATCCAGGTCTCCTCCTTGAGGAGCGCCTTGATGTCGTCGGCGGACTTCCCGGTCTTGTTGGCATAGGCCATGACCAGGGTGTCCTCGACCTTGTCGAGCAGTTCGGCATAGCGGCGCATGTCGTCCGCATCGCCGCCCTGGATGCCCCAGGGCTTATGCACCATCATCATGGCGTTCTCGGGCATGTAGATGGTGTCGCCGGCCATGGCGATGACCGAGGCCATCGAGGCAGCCAAGCCATCGATGTACACGTCGACGCTGGCCGGGTGGTTGCGCAGTAGGTTATAGATCGCCGTCCCCTCGAAGACGTCGCCGCCCGGGGAGTGGATGTGCAGGTTGATCTTGGTCAGGTCGCCCATTGCCTTGAGGTCTCGAGCGAACTGCAGCGCGGTGATTCCCCAGACGCCGATCTCGTCGTACAACAACACCTCGGCGACGCCGCGACCGGCAGCCTTAATGCTGTACCAGGACTCATGCGGGGCGTTGGCCTCAGTCAGCGCCGCCGCCATCGGCAGCATCAGGCTTTTATGGATCAGGGTTTGATGGCTGCCCATCGGCGCCTCCATTGTTGCTCTCGTTGGGGAAATCCGGGCCAGGCACGGGTAGGCCGGCGCCGTATCTGTTGACGAGTTCGCGAGCCTCGTCGGCGGTAAGCATCTTCCCGACGCCCAGGTACACCTTCTGCACCGCCTCAACTGGGTCCATCCCGGACTTGACGAATTGGTGGTAGGCATCCGAACTGAAGACCAGGCCGGCCTCCCGGTTCGCCTTGATCTCCGTCTCACGCGACTTCTTCAGCTCGCGCGGATCTCGACCACGGGCGCGGGCAACTTCCGCCTCATCGGCGAAGCCAGCCTTGACCAGCAACTCCCATGCGTTGGCCTCATGCATCGGGTTAATCCATGGCATGACCGGCCCCTGGTAGACCGCCGCGTAGAGAGTGCGGTGATCAACATCGGCGGGCAGGCGTTCCTTCCGAGCCAACAGGTACATCTGCAGCCAGGCCCGATAGACCGGCCGGCACCAGTAGTCGATGAACTCGTGCTGCAGCAGGTCGTAGCCCAGCCAGCCCTCGACCAGTTCCTGGCGCTGCGCCGAGTAGGTGCCGTCGTAGGCCCTAGACACCGAGGAGTAGGTGCTGCGGGTGCCGGCCCCGATCATCCGCAGCTGGCCGTTGCGGAAACCTTCAAGGAAGGGGTTCGGCCGGTTGCTCTCGATCATCCCAACGTCTTCGCCTGGCTCGAGGTCGTCGAAGACCATGCCGGGGGCGATGGGGATCGTTCGGTTCTTCCGGTCCTTCCCGGGCTCCGCCGTGTAGCTGTCGGGGTTGCCCTTCTTGATATACATCGCCAGGGCAGCACTGATGCGCGCCGCCACCCGCTCGCTCTCCTCGTAGTCCTTCAAGTCGGCAAGGCGGATAAGCACTGCGTGCAACATCGGCACGCCTCGGTTCTGGCCGATCCGCTTGCGGTAGGCGATGTGGATGATCCGTTCCGCTTCGACGCGCTTCACCGCCAGGCTGCCGCCCAGCGTCTGCAGGTTGCCGGGGTGATCCTTGAGGAGGTGATAGGCCCTTTTCCGGCGCCAGGTGTCACGCTCGATACCCTGAACAATACCCTTCGACAGGTTGTTGTAGCTGAAGGGCAAGTAGTCGGGCTCCAGCAGTTCCAGGGCGAAAGGCACCGACGTGGCGAACGTGTAGCTCGGGACTCGTCCCATCAGCTTCTGCGCCAATCCCTCGCCATCGCGCAGCCAGGTTCGGCACATCAGACGCTCTACCTGGGGCCTCGTCAGCTCACCAGAGGTCTCCGGCGAGAGTGACCACTCGGCCCACGCGCTGCGGATCTCCATGGCCAACTCAGCATGCACCGAGCCATCCAGGCGCAGCGGCAGCGGTTCCACGCCGATACCACTGCCGCCCACCACCCTCTCCTCGAGGCGATCGAGCAGGCCGGTAACCAGATCGTGATCTTCGTCCAGTTTCCGGCACTGCTCTCGCATAGAGACCGCAGACTTCTGTAGCGAGGTGTCGGCGCCCAGCGGCTGACGCTTGGCCTTGTGGGTTCGCCCTGGCCTGGCAGCCTCATACGCCTGGATTGCCTCGCGAGCGGCCAAGCGCCGAGCCACCAGCTCGGGGGCCAAGGGTTCCAGTAGTCGATCGATCAGGTTCATCAGCAGAACTCCGCCAGTGCCGGGCCAGGACGGCGACCGGCGGCGCGGTCCCGCTCTGCGGCTGCGCGGCGCTCCCACTCCTGGCGTCCGGCGCGGATCTTCTCGATATCCTCCATGGTGTGGGTGCGTCCGTTGAAGATCACTGTCCGCCCTTCCAGCACGGCGGCCTCGGCCTCCAGGTATTTGTCGAGCATCTGCTGCGCTGTCAGAGCCATGGTCCGCTTCCAGTGTTGAGCCAGCCCTGGGAGGTGCTGGCATGGTTATCGTTCGAAGGTTGCTGTTGGGCGACCGGCTCCGGCACGGGATCAACGCGCACGCGCTCCAGCTGGTCGAGGTCGAGGCCGAAGCGTTGCTGGCTGATGCGCAGCGCGGCAAGGGCGTAAACGAAGCAATCCAACGCCTCGTTTCGCCGCCCGCCGGAATCCCAGCGCAGGACGCGAACACCCTTCGCCATCACCGGCTTCTTCTTCTCGGCGGTGATCTGCTTCAGTTCGTCTTCGTCGCAGATGTCGCTGTCGATCGGGAAGTGCACACAGCCCGGCGTCGGTTGCCACGGGATGGGCGCATCAATGCGCAGGCGGCTGTAGATCAGCTCCTTCGCGTTATCGGTGCCCAGTTCGGTCTTGTAGACCTTGCGCTTGCGGCGCTTCGGGAAGTTGGCGATTGGCTTGCCGTATGTGCTGGCCCCGAAAGTCGGAACCACCCAGTGCACGCCATGCTTGATGCTCTCGGCCTCTACCTCATCGGCATAGTGGCCGCCAGCATCCCAGCACCAACGCTCGACACGCATTGGAACGCCATCAGCGCGAGTGAACTGCCGATGAATTTCCAAGCCCACCTTGCGCCGCAATTCCTCACTGGCCGGATCGCCGGTCAGAATGAAACGGTGAACAAGCCATGCCTCCTCGCCAAGACCGAAAGCCCAAACGCGGCCCTCGTAGCGGTCATCCTGGGTGTCGATTCCACCCATCAGAACAAGCGCTTGCGGCGGCACCTTCGGGTAGTTCTCGCGGCGAGCGTAGAGCGTCTGCCACTCCACGCGGTCGCCCTGCTCCTCTTCCCACACCTCGCCGCGCGTGGTGTTGATGAAGGTGATTAGCTTCTCGCGGTCGCCCTTGACCTTGAGCCACTCGTCAACCAGCGACACCCAGGTCGTCCAGGTGCTGTAGATCGCCCAGCAGTAGAAGCTGACCGAGCGCGGCGTGCGGATCGGCTCGTTGTTCGGGCCGAACCAGTCGATGCTGTCGCGCGTCCAGATGCCGGTCTCGTCGCAGATCCAGCGGCCTTTAGCCTGGGCCACCACCATGTCGCGGTGTTCAAAACAGGCTGCACAGTGCTCGCAGACGTACCAGGCGCGCTCGGCCTCACCCAGTTCGTTCTTTTCCCACTTCAGGCCGAACTCACAATCCTTGCCGCCAAACTTCAGGTGCTGCTCCCGCTGACAATGCGGGCAAGCAATATGCAGGCGCAGCCGGTGCGGAGACTCTTCCGCCGCCTTGGTGATCTGGCAAGCGCCAGCGACCCCAGGCGTCGATCCCCGGATAGATTTCGGGTAGACCGCACCGTCCAGGCGCTTGTCACCCAGGAATGTCGGCGAGCCTTCGCCCTCGACGTCGGCGTCGAACTTCGACAGCTCGTCGTAGATAACCTCGTCGGGGGACTTCTCCCGGTAGTTCCGGGAGGCCTTGCCGCCGCGAATCCAGAGGTTGCGTCGGTTCGCGAACACCTTGTTGTCCAAGGTGTTATCGCTGTGCTTCCGACCGAACCAAGGCGCCAGTTCAAGCATGACCGGAACGTCGCGGATCAGGCCGTTGACGTGGCTCTTGCTGATATCCTCGGCGTCCGGGTCGGTCGGACTCCACATCATCACGTTGCGGCGCTTGTGCTGGATCTTGTAGCCGATGTTGGCCAGCAACAGCTTCGTGTAACCGATCCGGGCCGACTTCACGAAGTTGACCACTCGAATCAGGTCGTTGCCCATCGCGTTCAGGATCGCGACCTGGAATGGCGCAGTCTTCCAGCGGCCCTCGTTGTAAGAGGACTCGGCCGACATGTAGAAATGCTTGTCGGCCCACTCCACCGCCGTCATCGGCGGCTCTTTGAACATTCCCTGCAAACCCAGCTTGACCGCAGTGCGCAGATCACTGATCCAGGGTTGCAAGGTACTCATCAAGGATTCCCGGGATGTCGTCGCTGAACTCAGCGGAAAGGTTTCGCGCCAAGGCGATCTCCCGCTCGAAGGACTCCATCACCAAGGGATCAGCATCCGGGTGGCGGCGACTGACCGTTTTGCAGACGGTCTCCAGCGCCGAGCCGATCTTGGCGGCGATTTTCGCCAAGGCGAAAGTGGCGAACGGGACCGGGACCAGGAGTTTGTCCTGGACCTGGTTTTTCTGCTCTTGGGCGTAGGCCTGGGCCTTGGTGAGGCGGAGTCGCTCCTGTGTCAGCTTGGCTTCAGCGTAGGGATCGAGACCTTCCGGTAGCTCCCCCTCAGGTTGTTGTTTCCGAGCGGCGTGATGGATGCGGTTTTCGACCACATCCGCCACCGTGTAAAAGGCCTCTCGACCTATTCGCTCGATTGGTTGAACGCCCCATTTATCAAAGGCTTGCGGAGAAATCCCGAGGCTCGCGGCCATCTCGGACTTGTTCAACCATCCGCGCTGCTTGGTTGTTTCGTTTTTGCTCATGACTAAACAACAACCAACCTCCGAAAAAAGGTCATACATATTTGGCGCGCGGGGCTCGAATTACCCTCTGACGGGGGCCCCTCCGGGAGGACCCGCCAAATTTTCAAACTTGTGCTGGACAACAAGAATTCGCACCACTTTGGTGCACCCGTCAGCGCCTCGCGGCGAACCGAGCAGCCACGCCGCGCATCGCCACCTCGAACTCACGCGGCAGGTTCTCGTCGGCGTACTGCTGCGCGATCTCGAAGAAGCTCAGCCGGCGGCGATACGAAGGGCGTGACACGAAGGCCATGATGATCGAGACGGCATCCCGGCCTCGGCCTGTGCGCTCAGCAATGCCAATGGGCTGGCCCTTGCGGGTCATGACGAAGTAGCGGCGAGCATTACCCTTCGCCCTGCTCCGTCTGCTATCGGTCGCGTTCGCGTTGTACCCGGCCTGAGTGAATCCGCGGATGCCGCTCAGCGCTCTGGTCACTTGACCCCGCCTGATGTTCCCGTAGCGATCAAGATCAGCACCGGCGCCAGGCACCACGTACTTACCTTCGGGCAGGATCCCCTTGGCCCTGAGCTGAAGCTCGGCCGGCTTGTTCCGACGCGGCCCACCGTAGACCTCGGGGGCAATCCACACCGATGCAGGCTGCGCCCCGTCCGCTTCGTCCTTGAACCAAACCCGCGCTTCGAGCCGGTCTTTCCTGGCTGGCACCATGCGCAGGCTGTTCAGGGTGTACGGGGTCGGGCGGTCGAACACGACACGCATCTCGTCGCGCAATCGATCCATCAGGCCTTGCGCGGCCCGCGTAAGCGCAGTGGCTGTCGCGTAAGGAATCTGCCGCTGCTCAAGCTCAGTCAGGTCGGCGAGCTGCTGCTGGAACCCTTCTGGCTTGATGCTGATCATCTTCGGCAATACCTGGGCAGGCCGGCGATGTGCTTACGCAACGCCGCGATCATCAGTTCGCGCCGCTCGACTCCGGCTCGGAGATCAGAAACAACCTGTCCATCAGCGGCAGCAAGGACGGCTCTTCCTGCATCAGCGCTGCCGGTGGCTCCGGGAGCCTGGTGCACTCCGCCTGCGGGGCAGCGGGCTTTGACGTACACGACGCGAGCACCAGTGCCGATAGCATCGCGGCGCAATTGGTTTTCTTCATGGGAGGCCTGTAGTGCTGCTTGGTAGGTTCGGGCCAGGGCATCGGTCTGGACCTGCGCCTGGGTGTCGCGCTGGGCCTGCTGGGCCATGGCGGTGATCGTCTCAGCGGATTGCTCGACGGCGGCCTGCAGGTCGTTACGCTGGGCGGTCACGTGATCGAGGCGCCAGAACACCAGAGCAGCCACCAACGCCACCACCAACCATGGAACCCACCTCATCACGCACCCGCCAGCGCTGCGCGCGCCCATTCGAGACGCGCCACTCGATCCTCAGCACCGTTGTAGCCGCCGTTGATCTTCAGAGTGATCCGCTCGAATCGGCCTTGGTCAGCCAGGTCGTTTAAACCCCGCGACTT